GGAAGCACTTTAATATATTTACCGCTCACATATCCGCCTTCCGGACCATACGTTGTTTTATACCAATCTACGCCATCAACCGTATCTTTTTCGATTAGATGAATCTGATCGTTGAGTTTTAGTTGATAACGAACCGGAAACGTTGTTCCAAGTCCTGCACGAATGTTTAACGTAGAAGCAGGGTCAATACCAACGACTTGTCCGATATCATCCATTACAACACCTTTAACGCCATTTAAAAGAATAGCAAGTTCATGACGAAATTGATCCATCGACTTTCCGTGTGCTTGAAAGTATTCGTCTGGATCTGTATGTGTACCGTGGTCTTGCGGATACATAATCGTTACTTCGTGGTGAGAATATACTTTTTCAACTGGAATTTTCCAACGAGTGCAGATATCACTTGCAAGCCATAAAGCACGATTCCACACTTCCGTAAACTTAGTCATTTCGGTAAACTCGCAACATTCCACACCTATCCCGGAGTGGTTAGCAGTATAAAGAGCGTGCCAGGCAATTTCTGTTTCCGGCACAGTTCGAATGATGGAGGTGTCGTCAACAAAGTAATGAGCACTCGCATTACGATTTCCGGTATTAAACCAGTTAAATTCATTTTGTGCAGTTGCCCCATTATCTGCCGTTGAGTGAATGACAAGGATTGTTGGGTTTAATGGTTGGTTGCTTCGATTATATGAAATTAATTTTTCAGTAATTTGATATGCCATTTTACTTCACCTATTTCCTTTCTTCGAGTTCTTCACGCAGTAAATCAAGTTGTTCACGCAAGATTTTGTTTTCCGCCATCAATTTGGCGTTTTCTTGTTTAACCATATTTAATTCGTCCATTAAGTTTTTAATGTCAGCGATCAAATCTTCACGGTCTTTTTCTAAAAACTCAAGGCGATTGGTCATGATGCCCATCTGCATGAAAACAGAGTTTAATACTTGTTGATTCGCATCTAACTTATGTTTTTTTCTTGAAATAAAATAGTTTACACCTGCAGTGATAATGACTCCGAAAAATGTAAACATAGCGGCTTGCATATCCGTAAGGCTACTCCAATCCACTCGTATCTCCCCCATCTGTCAATCCATTCACAAATCTTCCAACGCTTTCTGTCTGTATCGGTTGTATGATTGAAGGTTCGCTAGATTGCACATTTTCTATTGGTTTTGGTGTTTCTGTTGGCGTTGCATTGTAACTTTTCATAATACCAGTACCCATAAGTACAAAGGAGAGCAAGTCTACAAGTTGCGTATATAAATCAGTCGGCACGTGAATGCCAAAATGAATTAGGACTTGATAGAGAAAACTAACAACTGCAAGAATAAAGTAAGGATTCTTTAGTCGATTCAGCAGTGCATCTTTCATGTTCTCACCTCCTTGTAAAAAAAGAGGTGTCCTAAGACACCCCATTCGTTATTTAACTTGATACCCTTCAAAACTCGTCCAGTGTGTATACACACCGCGAATCGTAGCAGCATATTGAACGTTTACATACGCTTCAATTACATCGCCTACTGCAATTTTCGTTCGAGTTGTACCGCCAAGCATACGAACGCCATCGTTTGTTCCAGTCGGAGTTGCTCCGACAACTTGAATCGGTATGCCATTCTTTTTAATCGTACACGATAAAAAGTTCGTTCCACCTGTATACGTATTGTTGATATACGTATAAAGAGTGAATTCATACGTTCCTGCTTTCGTTGCTGTCCATTTAAAATTCGTTTTATCGAATTCATTTAAGTCATCGAAATCAGTTACGTTAAAGGGAATTTTCACATCGCTATTTAGTGCTGGTGTTTGGTCAGCGGTTAAGTACACTTTAAAGTTCGTCTTTGTCGATTCAAGAGCCGCTAAGCGTGAACCAACGTTTGCTAAAACTGTTTCAGACGTTTTAGGAGTCGTTGCATTCGGAAACAAATTACCACTATCGGCAACCGAGATATACTGTGCTCCAGCGTTTCCTGTCGTAAGAACCGTTTTATAGGTGCTTACGCCATCCCATAACTGCAAAGAACCACTAGATGCCAAAAGCATTACTTTCGTGCCTTCTACGGTAAATTCCATATTTCCAGGAGTCGTAGAGTTTGCGTTCCAAACGATTTTCGAAAGAGCACCACGTCCTGCGTCAAAATAGAGAATCGGAACACCGTGTGGTCCGATATAGGCGTTTCCACTAGCGTCTTGTTTTAACTTATTTACAAAGAGTTCGTTTAACGCACCTTCGACCGTGGTAGAAGCAAAGTTACTGGAAGCATTTTGAAGCGTAATTTGATCGGAACGAATACGTCCTACTTCTACCCAAACGCTCGATAAGTACACTTTCAAGACCTTATAGTTTGCATTCGAAGTGTCAAGCCACATATCATTTGCACTAGGACTACTTGGAGCAGACGCTGATTGCGTAATCACTTTTTGTTTTCCACTTTGAAGAGCAGTAATAGCCGATGCATTTGTGGAGATATTTCCTGTGTTCGTTGCAATATCACTTGTATTCGTACTCACACTTGTTTGCAAAGAACTAATCGCAGAAGCATTTGTATCGGCTTCTGATTTAGCGAGATTTGCTTTATCTGAAATCGACTTTAAATTACTATCAATCGTTGCAAACGCACTATTAAAATCATCCATCAGCACATAATCATTACTAAGCCATTGAGGAAGGCTATAGTTTGTTGTATGGTTAGTTGATGCCATTCTTCATCCTCCTATTTCCAGACTCGCAGTTGATCCCATGTTAGACCAGAACCGCCATTTTGACTTTTTAAATCGTTCCACGTATGGGTTGAAAGTTCGCCCCATATTAAATACGTATAAATGAATGTAAGAGCAAGATGAGCAGGAACAACACGCTCAAGGGAATCTCTTACTAATGTTAGGTTTGAAGGAATTCCACGAGTTCCTACAAAGTGAATCTCGATTTCATAGTTTGAAAAGTTTTCAACTACATCAATTTCACCATTCACAAAACTTGCCGCAATATTTTGAAGCATAGAAGCATTCACAGTTCCAATTCCTCGCAATTTAGCAAGGAGGGCAGATCTTCGCTCATCAACTGTAAGGGAAGTATCTGTTGGAACGTCTAATATGGATTCCCAATAAGAAAGACCCCAAGTTGCAGTCGAAACAAATAATTGATTCATTAGGTCTTGTACAGAGGTCGAATACGCATCCATCTCTTCGGCTTGACGAGTTAAAATATTCGTTACAGTGTTTGATTCTTGGTAGTAATCCGGCATGTTTTGAAGCATTGAATCCAAGAGAGGTCTACTCATTAGATGGTCACACTCCCTAGAATGGGAACAGTATCACCTGCTAAGATGATATTTCCACTACCACCATTCATATTAAATCCAGTTAAATCCACAACGCCAGGAATATTTAAAATCGTAAAAGCAACATGACTGATACGCACTGTTGTATCTTTAAACGCAAGTGTTTTAAAATAATCCGCAATCGCAGAATTTACTTGCGTCATCACGCTTGGTTTATCGACACCTGTATCTAAAACCAGCGTTCCAGTAAAGTTGATCGTGAGTGATTTTGCCGCTTCTACCGTAACACTCGCTCCTACAGGCCGAACTGAATCAACATACGCCTGTACACTCGTAACAAGTGAACTAGTTGCAGGAGAACCGTTTCCATCAATAACTGCGATACGAACCGTTCCATTGCCGTAAGCAAGCGGAAACACTTTGCAATCACCAACGCCTGCTACCGAACGAACCCACTGCACGTATTCATTCGCATTCCCACTTGTCGCTGGAAGCTGAACCTTTTGATAATAGCGGCTCAAAAGTGCCGTATCGCTTTCAGCATCGACACCGCCAGCAAAAGCCGAAGCGTTTGTTACACGAAGTACACCGGATAAATTACCTGTAACCACGGTAATTGTGCCTACTGCCACGTTTCCAAGGATTCCGCCAACATTGCATTCAGCAGGGGCATCCACGCTACCTTGACCGTTTGAACCAGTTGTAATCGTAGCATCAGCAGTCGTTGTAAACGAGAGGGCACTTGCATCTGATGTGTTGCAAACCGTTCCTTTTGGAATCACTTGACCAATGTTTCCACTAAAGGTAAGCGTTCCATTCGACACAACAGAAGGAAGCCGATAAATACCAACCTCTGCTGCTCGTAAATCCAAAAATACTCCTGTTGCTGTATTTGCAAACCCCATTTTAAAGAGGTATTCAAGGGCTTGATAAAGATTATAGATTTCATAAGTAGAAGGATTTAAAAGATCCCAAACTACCGAACCTTCACGTGTATCTAAACTTGCATCCACTTTTGAAAGCATTCGAGTTAAAATCGCTTGTGGCGTTTGATCTTCATACATTACATGTTCACCTCCTGCGTAAACGTAAATCCATCACGAGTCGTTACATCAAAGGAGATGTACATGCTCGTATCAACGGTTGAAAATGAAAAGTTTGTTAGGTCAGCGATTCGGTCATCTACCGAAAGAGCGTCTTGAATGAGTCGCTGAATTTCTTGCTGAAGAAAAATGGGGGGAAGTTGTTCGGATAAAACCGATTCAATTTCACTTCCATAATCGGTCGAATACATTAAATACCGATACCTTGGCGTTAGGATTGCTTTGAAAATCGACTGCTTTAACGCATCAATGCCGTCAACAAACACGTTTTCAATCTCGCCAGTTTCAAAGTTAATTCGATAGGTTTTACTTGGCGTTAGCGGTTTTGTGTTATCTACTAATTGAGGTTCTTGAACAGGTGTGCTAGAAGCAGTTTGCGTCATTTGAAGAGGTGAAAGTGCCATTAAAACGCCACCACCTTGTCTAAAATTAAGTAGGTTTGTCCTTTATTCATTTGAACAACCATCACTCGATCCCCTACTTGCATGGTTTGAGAATACGAGTTTAAAAATAAAAGATGGTCTTTCTCTAATGTAAGCCCCACATCTTCAAGTTTGATTTGTGGGGGAGATGTTTGGACAATCGTAGCAAACTCAAAAATAAAGGAGTCATTGTAGCCGAACTGTTTAATCAGTTGGACTAACTGACTCCCACCGGAACCCTGCAGAGGTTCTTTCATCTACAACAACTCCTTAGATCATTGGGTATTGAGGGAATATCCATAGTTAATACGATTGATAAGTTGGTCAAGTGGCGTAGGGGCTTTTGATTTACCGCTTCCCTTTGCTTTGTGAATTGCCCATTCTCTCTCTTCCGGTAAGATGATAAATGGCAAATCATCCGTAGGAGAAATATCAAGCGTCATTTTATATGAGCCGTTTCCATCAATCGTGTGCATATCGGTAATGATATAGTAAGGTCCGTATAGACCAGTAATCGGTTCGTTTACATACACGCTCTTGCCTGCTAAACATTCTTTCACGCCTAAACTATCGACCGATATGACGATATTAGGTCGTTTCATTTTCTCTAAAACAATGTTAGCGTGATGTTGAGCACGGTCATTTGGAATGCTTGTTCCGATTGATTCAATATGTTGCATTAAACCGAAGGCTACAATGCTTTCTTCGTCTTTCGCAATCACATACGAATACTTTCCAGTAGGAGAATCTTCGTTTCCTTGCGTTACTTTAATTTGGTTTCGCACTTCTTCGATATCGTAACTTGCGTTCACATGTTCGATATTGTAGTTTGACTCTAACACATACGGAACAATTTGCTGAGAACGTTTTAATATGTTGACTTTTCCATCAATCGTTGGCATCCAAAAACTATCACCTGTTTCAAGACGAGTTTCCGTAAACAACTCTTGAGCCATATCCCAAATTGATTTTTCACGAATAATGTGCTTTGAAAAAACATACCCAGTATCATCAATTTGGCCTGTTGGAATGCCATATTCTCTACATAACTGTTCAATAAATTGGCTTGCCGTTTGCCCATTAACCACACGCGAATCTTCGTTGTTGGTTAGATACTTTCCTTCATCAAAAGCATCCATTTTCCCTGTTCCGTTTGTATCCATCTCTACTCGAAACACAACGCCACGAAACACTTCTTCGCCATCTAAAAAAAGAGAAAGCCTTTTCCCTGCTTGAAAGTTGAAAAGGCGTGTGTTCCATGTGTTCGGATCAATATTGGCATAGGTTACAGAAATTTTTCGAGCGGCTTGTTTTAAATCCCCACTCCATTGAACGTTTTGAAGAAGTTGATCTAAATGATATTCAACTCCATCTTGGTAATAAACAACATCCACATTCATTCTAGCTCACCTACCTCGTCAACTTTGGCATAAACATAAGTCCAGCGGAAATGATAGCCGTTGCATGAACAGGATTTGTTTTAAGTCCGTCCAATGCTTTTATGCTTGCGTAATTATCAATCGCTTCTTGCACTTGTGCCGGAGTAGGAGTAGGAGGGGAAGTAATCACAGGTGCTGGAGGGGTCGGAGCAACATGTTCATACATCGTAGGTGGAACAGGTTCAGTTACGGTGAGGGTATGGGTCACTGTACCGTTTCCAATACCAGGAATCGTTAACACTTGTCCGCTATAAATCAAATTCGGATTTTTAATCTTATCGGTATTAGCGTTATAAATCGTAGGCCATTTTGTAGCATCGCCATAGAATCGCTTCGAAATTGCCCATAGCGTATCTCCGCCCTTTACCATATACGTTCCGCTTGCTTGTTCGGTCACTGTACGAGTAACCGTTTGAGTACCCGCAGGAGAGTACGTTCTCCAACGAAGCGGACGATACTGCTTAAAGGAGATATCGAAATACACATCACCGGGTTCACCGCCATTTTCATGATAGGTAAACGAACGA